TGTCTTTTGTTGATCATCTCAGATCCTCCGTAGTTAAAAGAGACTATGAGATATTATGCGATTATCTGGGAGAAATCAACTCCAAAATTATTTCCCAGTTTATCGTGTCGGTTTCTTCGTACAGGGGCTCCACCTCTAAGCCTTCCAGCTTCAAGTCCATAGCCGCGCTTGCGGGATACAAAAATATTCTTTGAGGTAGAGTTTTTGTCTTTTGCTTGAGGACTAAAACCCACGCGCTGGAGTGAGAATGCTTGGACAGCCAAGCGACTTGATGGGGACGTAAATCTACGGCTTTGCCGCCTGTTGCTTTCAGCTCAACAAAATGAAAATCGCCGTTTTCGTCACAAAGCAGGACGTCAGGGACACCGGGCATCGCCCACGTTTCAAGTCTAGTCGCTATAATCTTGCGTGAACTCTTCGTCAGCGCCGTCTTCATCATCCGCCAAAAGTCGCTTTCGCGCTTTATCGCGGTTCTGGGAATTGTCCTGTCCTTCGGGAGTAAGTTCGATAGTGATCGGGGCATAGCTTTGCTTTATCTCCTTGAGTGCCTTCAGCACTTCGTCTTTGCTCATGCTGTCGATGCTGCCATGGCGGATTTCGGATTTGCTAACATAAATGTCGCCCTGCGCTTGCCCCCGCCGGTATTCTGCTTGAACGGCTGCCGAATAGGCTCCGTTCTGCAATGCCATATCTCGAATGACTTGTAGGTCTTTCAAATGGCGCTGGTAGTTTACCCCGTACTTTTCATCCAGCTCTGCCCGATAAGCTTGAATGGCTGCCACAACGTGAGGGCAGATATGTGGGTTGGTCATTTCATAGGCTCGCGTATGGGCTGACCCCACTGGGTATCCGGCGTTGATAGCGGCTTCCCTCAAAGTGATCTGGCCGTCTTTCGATACCAGCTCTTTTACAAAAAGCTCTTGCCTTCTGGTCAAGGGTGACGTCCGGGTGGACTTCGGTTTCCCCCGTCTTTTGACTGGGACAACCGGGGTTGATTTGGCTGTATCGCCTTTTCTAGTTCGTGCCATAGCATACTCCAGTTATTTACAGATAGTTTGCCATAAAATAGCTCTTCTTTATATATAGCTAGAAAAATATTTTTTAAAAAAAATTACCACGACCCCCCTTAACGCACTTTTGACATTTCCAGTTACATAAACTCTGGTTACGTTACATTTTTATTTTTTACTTTATGAAACTTATAAGTGTATATATATAAAAGACTTTTTGACAAAAGTTACACGGTTACACCGGTTACGGCTATTTTCAATAAAAATTATTTTTTTATTTCTGGCTGTATATATAAGAAAAGCGCGTTTATTCCGTGACCCGTGAGCCGCGATACATTTTGCCGACGTCAGCAAAATGGTCAGAGACCTCATGCCCGCACCAAAAAGGGGTTAGCCGTCCATGGCTTATTGGGAACAATTATTTATCTTCGTTTGCCTGTATTGTTATTTGGTTCAAATGTGTTTTTGGAATGGGGCAACCGCCATCAAACTCTCTCGGGATAGAGAATTTGCCGTCTTGAAAAAAGTAGGCGTGTTGCCTGTTTTGAAGTCCATCCTCGTTGTTGCCTTCATCACGCACCAAGCACATTTCAACTTCATATCCTTTTTCGTGTTTGTAGAAAGCCCGCATAGAGTCAGACAGTTTGTCGAAGTGTTCAAAATCAATAATGTCGCCATACTGATCAATAAACTCGATCTTGTACTCATATACTACTTGGTTGGTCATTTTTTTATCTCCTTCGTAGTTGATTAAATTGTCAAAGAAAGACCCCCGATCCGTGGACCGAGGGCCGTGAGGCTTAGGTGGTCAACCGCCAGTACCCGTACACGCAACGCTTGCCTTTACGAGAGCAATCGTAGGTATCGTTGATGACACCGTCGATCACTGCCACACAATGTCGGGAGACATTGCAGACCAAACGGCCTGAAGGCAGCTCGTCGGCATTGAGGTGGGTTTGGCACCCGCTGCCGATTTGCATGGTGGGGTTCCAAGCGAAACCAAGTTCAAGCATATAGTCCTTGAACCACTTACGACTGATGTTGATGCCGTTGTTTGCGGAGCGGGGACGCTTGCCCGTGCGTTTTGATTTACGTTGCGTTGCGTTGCCTTCCGCCAATCGGTCGTAGACCTCTTGGTATGGGCGTTGCGTTGCGATGGCTATGGCTCGACAGACACAGTCGCCTGCGTCGCCTTTGAAGCCTGCGGTCTTGCGACCTCCATCGTTGTAAACGAACACAGGGGTAGGATTAGCTTCACTCATGATGAACCTCCGTAGTTGATTAAATTGTCAAAGAGCGTGGGGATTTGCCCTCCCCAATCAACCGGGTCCTCCGATTGATATAAGCACGATAACATATTATCGCATACGTGTCAAGCTAATTTTTTAAAAAGTTATCTTTACTGTCCTATTTTTTTAGGTCAAACTTCGAAAGTTATGAACAGAGAATTATCATACGAAGAAGCTACGCAGTTTGTTAACGCTTGGGATCACTACGGCGGATCAATCCCAAAGATCGCTAAACATTTTGGGATGAGTCAACGCAACACCTTTATACGGCGGCGAAAGGTCGAAGAAATCTTGGGGATCGATTTACTTGCTAGCAGCAACTACAGCAAGAAAAATTACCCCCAGTACCAGACATTATTCCACGAAAAAAAGAAAAAATATTCCATCGTCGTGGGCAGCGACTATCACGAAGTTCCGGGAAAAAGACCAAAGGCATTTATAGCTTTCTTAGACTTTATAAAAGACGTTCAGCCAGAAGTAGTTGTTATCAACGGGGATTTCTTTGATTTTCCATCTATATCAAGACATGCCAGAATCGACTGGCAACAACTTCCATCTGTCGAGGACGAGCTCATAGATGGGGTCTCAAGAATGAACGAGATTCAACAAGCATCTCCCAAGTCAAAGAAATACTTCATTTTGGGCAATCACGATTTACGCTTTTCCGGAAAGCTAGCGAATAACGCACACGAATTTCAAAACATAAAAGGCATGCAGCTCGAGGATCACATCCCGAACTGGGAGATATGTATGTCAGTGGTGTTTAACGATTGCATGATAGTTATGCACCGCTATCACAACGGAATTCACTCAAGCTACAACGACGTTTTAAAGAGCGGTAGCAATATCGTCACCGGGCATGATCATAAATTGAACGTACGTCCTTACACAGATTTCAGTGGGGTTCGATACGGTATTAAATCAGGAGTACTTTCCGATATATACTCACCCGTTTTTGCGTACATGGAAAGCAAACCGCGAGACTGGCAACCGGGATTCGTTTATATACACGTCGATGAGCAGGTCATCATTCCCTATTGTATGCCCGTGGTGTTGGACAAACGTTCGAGACACTATGGCAAGACGTTTCACGGTGGGAAATGGTATGGAAAGTGAGTATCCACTTGTGATAGTCCACTGGGAAGATCACACCTCAAGTTGTCACTGGATGACAAAAGAGGAATATATAAACTCAGACACCTGCGTCGCTGTTACAATCGGATGGAAGGTTTTCGAAGATGACAGAAAGGTGATCATCCATTCTAGCTACGTCGAAAACGGCACCAGCCTGTTTACCGTTTCCGGAAATGAATCGGTCATTGTGAAAGACGCGATTATCGAAGAATACCAGCTCGATTTTGTTGATTCATAGCTGCAACAATCTTGTAATCAGATAACTAAACAATGGAAAAAGAACAAAACCGGACAGCAACCCAGTAATAAAGCCGCAGATAATGTAATCTAGTGGGGTTTTTTTATTCATTTTTTTATTCATTGTTTTCTCCATAATTAGACTAAAGAATCATCCCCGCATTTAATCCAATCTTCCCCAGTCCACCTATACTTGAAATTGTGTCTGCCTATTTTTTTCCAAGAACCGCGTTCCCAGAACGCATCCGGGTGCGGCTTAACTCCGTGAAGATTGTATTGTACTTCCCGAGACCTTTCGGTGCATTTACAGCAGGTGGTGTATTGACCGTCTACTGGAACCCATTCATCGCAATCTCTAAACCCAGAGCATGCCCGGTGCAGAACATTGTCGATGACCCTGTAATTTTTAAGTTTAATTTTTCTCTTCTTTTTAGAAAGTCTTTTTTTATTGATATCTTTTAAAATTTGTCTGGTTGAAATAGTTGGGCACATAAAGTCACTTGTACTCTTCTCGTAATTTAAAAGCATTTGTGTTTTTTAACCTCACAAAACGATGGTCGTTTTCAATGGGAACATAAGGCTTATCAAATAAACCCGAACCAAAATAACCCACAGAAAGAGAAATAAAAACTACTATTGTGCCTATAAGTAAATTTTTAACAAACATTTGTTTCCGCCATTTCCAAATAACTTTACCACCTTTCTTAGCTTTTTTTTCAATTTCTATCGGTTACTGAGACCCATAGCAAAGATGGTTATGCACGAAGCTGATATCCAATATCCCGCCCATAAATAGTCCTTGGTTATAAAAATCTGGTATAAAAAATTGCTTATATACAAGCTGATTATTACATAAGTAAAAACCTGTTTGCTGCTAAATACCAAATTTATTATATCCACGTTTTTCCTCATTTTGTAAAAAGCAGGACAGCAACTCCAGCCAAAAGAGCGCCTATTATTGCCTGAACAATAAAGTAACTTTTGTTGGACTGTTCTTCTGAATCGAAATCGATAAGGTCATTTTCGCCTTCAGCCAACCTCGCCGAATCATCTAAGCGCAATCGTTCTTTTTCAAAAGAAGCCATGAGCCCCAGTTCGAGTTTCTTAGCCAGTTCTTTGTCGACTTTGGCGCAAGCGGCTTTGATGTCTTTGACCGACAGCTTCATCCATTTGGGGTCGTTGCCTTTTAGCAGCCATCCCATGACTTCGCCGCGATCCCACTTGTTAATTGTTCCCCGCCCACGTGTTAAGTTTGACTTGACTTTTTTAGGCTTTGGAAATCTGCTGAGTTTCATTCTTCGGTAAATGGTTTGCTCTGAAACCTTCGTGATTGTGCAAACTTCTTTGATTGTCAACGTATCTTTCACTGGTTATCTCCCTTTACATTTTTATCATCTGTTGATGATATGGGAGCTTATGCGATGATGTCAACAACTTTAATGTATTTGGTCGTTAGAAAGGTGGGTGATTACTTCCGTATCCATATGGATAGTCGCGTTAGAAATGCAGCAAGACAGCATTTCCATGGCGGTTTCGTTATCTGGCGATACCGCGATTAGATAGGTTAAAAGTTGAGTTAGTGCGCCGCCAAGAGCTGGGCATACGCCCAGCCCCATAGCATCAAAATCTTCCAGAAGTTGTTGCACACCGTCTGCCGCCGCCAGAAAGTCTTCTTTCGATCTGTCATCCTCTAAGAATTCGTTGCCACGCTTTTTCAAGTTCACGTACCTTCAATTTTTTTTCTTCCGGTTTCAGGGTAGCATCATTTTCTACGGCGGTCATTTGTTCATTCATGGCGCCATCAACCTTGGATACAGCCCAGCTCCAGTCGATTTCTCCTACGCGCTTTTCGGCTTCCATGTATCCACCTCCGCATACCATTTACCAGTTTTACTTTCACAAACTTGAATGTTAATCCACTCTTCAGTTTGACCCGTGAGCCACGCGGCAAGTTCTTCGCGCTTGATGCTAAGATTACATTTTATCCAATCTGGCGCCGTGTCGCGTGGTTTTTTAGCCATAAGGCCGTCTACGAATTGTTTTTTATTTTTTTCGATCACAAGTATTCTCCTAAATATTCCCCCCAGAAAAAGCGCCCCCAGTCGGGGGCAACCGATTTGGGGGCTAATGTAGGCGTGTACGAGTGCATACAGCCCACCTATCTACGGAGTGCAGCGGATGCTGCGAGAACAAATATACTACTACCGTATGCGATTTGCAATAGTTAATCGCATATACATGCTCAGTTATATATCACTAGTGCTGAAGGGAAAGGCGCACTGCTAGGAGCGCCCTTAAATTTAAGTCTACCACGAACAAAAACTACGGCTCCTTTAGCAGCGTAGTCGTGCCACCACGCGGTGTCTGTTCTGGCGGGTACAAGACATACAACACGTGTACCCCGTAGGCTTTCGTTGTAGGCTTTTTTCATCCACGCCTTGATTTCTCTACCGTAAGGGGGATTCATCCAACATATGCCGGACCAGTCCTGCTTTAACCCGTCCGTTTCCTTGGTGAAAAA